GACGGCTGGGTGCTGCCGGTGGACGATCCGTTCTGGAACGAGTGGATGCCGCCCAACGGCTGGGGCTGCAAATGCCACGTCCGCCAGATCACGGCGCAGGAGGCCGGGCGGCGCGGGATCGTGCGCGCGGTCAACATCCCGCGCCGCACCGTGCGCGACCCGGTGACGCTGAAACCCCGCGACCTGCCCGCCGGGCTGGACCCGGCGTGGTCCTCCAACCCCGGCAAGGACCGGCTGCGCAACGCCGAGGCGTTTCTGGAGGGGCGGCTGGCGGCGCTGGCGCGCAGGCCGGGCCCGGACGCCAGCCCGCGCGCGCGGGCGCTGGCGGATAAGCTGGGTCCGGCGATGACGCGGGCGGCGGCGCGCGACGTGGCGCTGAGCTGGCGGGTCAGCCGCATCCATGACGGCGGCGCGCCGGGGTCGGCGCCGGTGGCTGTGCTGACGCCGGCGGTCGCGGAGGTCATCGGCGCGCGCGCGCCGGTCGTGCGCTATTCCGCCGGCGACGCGGCCAAGATGCGACGGGAACATCCCGACGCGACGACGGAGCCGCTGCTGTCGCTGCATGACGCGATGGCGGGCGAGATCGGGGATACGGTCTTTCCTCACCGGACGCGCCGGACCCATGTGGCGGTCTGGCGGAGGATCGACGACAAGTGGTGGCGCTTCATCATCAAGGCGACGCGCGACGGCGGAGAAGCCTATCTCAACAGTTTTCACAGAAAGGACGCATCGTCGCTCCTGCTAGAGCGACGGCGCTGGGCCGAGAGAGCGGGGGACGCGTCTCCGGGGACGTGACCCCCCGACGGCACAGGACCGGCTACACATGGCTGAGACGCGCCATGAAGATACGCGCGGCGCCGCCCCGCTGCAAGCGCGGACACCCCGGAATACCCCAGTCCCAGGCGCCTGAACCCCGCCGCCGCACCCCGCGCGCGGCCCCTGCGCCGCAACCCCGATTAAAACCGCGATTAACGCAATTAAAAACGGCCACCTCGGGTTTTCGGGTATGATCGGGGCCTGAGCGGAGCAGCCGCCTCAGCGGGGCTTAAAACCGCCAGAACGCGGGAGCGCCCCCCGACGCCTGTCGGGCTGCCGCGCCCGCCGCGCATCCGCGATGATGCCGGGCATGGACAACAGGCTATCACACAACCCCGCCGCCGCAATCGCGCTCTGCGCGCAGGACGCCGCCGCGCGCGCGGTGCAGCAGGGCGCCGGGCTGGCGCTGGCGGCGGAGGACGGCGCGGCGCCGGCGTGGGTGCAGCTGACGCCGGGATCGGCGATGGCGGCGCGCGACGGGCGGTTCTGGCGGCTGAGCAGCCCCGACGCGGTGATCGCGGCGTTTCGCGCGCATGGCGCCGACCTGCCGGTGGACATGGAGCACGCCACCCAGATCAGGGGCGCGAGCGGCGAGGCGGCCCCGGCCGTCGGCTGGATCAAGGAGATCGTGGCGCGCGCCGCAGGTGGCGCCAGCGACGCGGGCGCGGCGCTGTGGGCGCGGGTCGAGTGGCTCGACGCCGGGCGCAAGGCGGTCGCCTCGCGCGCCTATCGTTACATCAGCCCCGCCTTCACCTGGGACAAGGCGACCGGCGAGGTGACCGCCATCGTGTCGGCGGCGCTGACCAACACCCCTGCATTGAGAATGGCGGCGCTGAGCCGCGCTGAAAAGGAGACCCCGATGGACCTTTCGCGCCTCGCGAAGGCGGCGGACCTGCCGGAGACGGCGAGCCTGCCCGAGATCGAAGTGGCGGTCTGCGCCATGAAGCAGATGCGCGACCGCGCCGACGCGCCCGACATGGCGAAGTTCGCGCCGCGCGCCGACGTCGAGCAGGCGCTGGCGCGGGCGCAGGCCGCCGAAGCCGCGCTGAAGGCGCGCGACGACGCGGACCTGACCGCGCGCATCGCCGCCGCCGTGGACGGCGCGGTCGAGGCCGGCAAGATCGCCCCCGCCGCGCGCGGCTTCTACGTGGACGCCTGCCGCGCCGAGGGCGGCGTGGAGAAGTTCGCGGCGATGGTCGCGGCGTCGCCCGCGCTGGTGGCGTCCGCGACGCCGGCGGCGAAGCCGGACGGCGGCGGGGGCTTCGGCGCGCTGACGGCCGAGGATCTGGCGGTCTGCGCCGCGCTGGGCATCGACAAGGCTGACTTTGCGAAACTCAAAGGGGAGGCCGCCTGATGGCCGCTATCACGCCCGCGCTGATCACGGCGCTGCACACCGGCTTTCGCCGCGAGTTCCAGGCCGGCCAGGCGAAAGCCGCGCCGATCTGGGACCGGGTCGCGACCGCCGTGCCCTCGACCGACGCCAAGAACACCTACGGCTGGCTGGGCCAGTTCCCGCAGATGCGCGAATGGATCGGCGACCGTGTGGTCAAGGACATGAAGGCGCACGCCTACGAGATCGAGAACAAGGCCTACGAGGCCACGGTCGGCATCGACCGCGACGCCATCGAGGACGACCGCTTCGGCACCTATGGGCCGATGTTTCAGGAGATGGGCTACGCCGCCGCCACCCAGATCGACCTGGCGCTGTGGCCGATGATCAAGGCGGGCGACAGCGCGCTGGCCTATGACGGCCAGTTCTTCTTCGACATCGACCACCCGGTCGCCGCCAACCATGACGGCACCGGCGCGGTCACCTCGGTCTCGAACCTGACCGCCGGGGCCGGCCCGGCCTGGTTCGTGCTGGCCACCGACCGGCCGCTGAAGCCGTTCATCGTGCAGCAGCGCCGCGCCGCCGACCTGATCACCAAGTTCAACCCGCGCGACAGCGACCAGGTGTTCATGTCGAAGCGGTTCCTGTGGGGCGTGGACATGCGCTTCGCCACCGGCTTCGGCCTGTGGCAGTTCGCCCATATGAGCAAGGCGGCGCTGACCTCCGACAGCCTGTTCACGGTGATCGAGGCGATGATGAGCGTCAAGGCCGACGGCGGCCGCCCGCTGGGCGTGACGCCCAACCTGCTGGTGGTGCCGCCCGCGCTGGAGGCGGAGGCGACCAAGACGGTCAAGGTGATGATGACCGACGGCGGCGCCTCGAACCCGACCTATCAGCGGCTCGACGTCCTCACCACGCCGTGGCTGGCGTGAGCGGGGGCGCCGGCGTGATGGGCGCGCTGCGCATCAAGAGCCTGCGCGACGGCTTTCGCCGCGCGGGCGTCGCCCATCCGGCCGACTGGGTGACGCACCCGGCGGGCGCCTTCGACGCCGCCCAGATCGCGGCGCTGCGCGCCGAGGCGATGCTGGTCGTCGAGGACGTCACGCCGCCCGAGAAGGCGCCCGAAAAGGCGCCCGAGAAGGCTGCGGCGAAGGGGCGCTAAAGCCCGCCGCGCCGCCTGCGCGCGCGCCCTGCCGGGGCGCGCGCTTTTCCCTGACCCCCGCTGACGGGACGCGCCATGCCCTACGCCACCCAGGCCGACATCGAGGCGCTGTATGGCGCCGACGCGCTGACCGGCGTCGCCGACCGCGACGGCGACGGCGTGGCGGACGCGGGCGCGGTGGCGGCGGCGCTGGTCCGCGCCTCCGACGAGATCGACCTGCATGTCGGCGCCGCCTACGCCCTGCCGCTGGCGGCGACGCCGCCGCAGCTGGTGCAGCTGGCCTGCGACATCGCGCTCTACCGGCTGGCGCTGGACGGCGGCGTGCGCACCGACGAGCACCGCACCCGCTATGACGACGCGGTGGCGGTGCTGAAGCGCATCGCCGACGGCAAGGCGCGCCTGAGCTTTCCGCCCGACCCCGGCGCGCCGCCGCCCGACCCGGACGATCCGTTTTCCGGCCAGGGACCGCGCCCGGTGGTGATCGCCGGGCCGCCGCGGCTGTTCTCGCGCGCGACGCTGAGGGATCTGTGATGGAGGGCTTTGCGCCATGACCGCCGTCGCGCTGGAGATCGACACCGCGCCGCTGCGCGCCGCCATCGCGCGGTTCGAAGGCCTGCGCGCGCATGACCCGGCGCTGCTCGACATTCTCGGCGCCGTCGCCGAGGGCGGCGCCCGGCGGCGCATCCAGGACGAGAAGCGCGGCCCCGACGGCGCCGCCTGGGCGCCATGGTCGGCGCGCCACGCCGCCACCCGCCGGACCGGGCAGAGCCTGCTGCGGCAGGAGGGCGACCTGGGCGACGCGCTGTATTTCGAGCGGCGCGGCGGCGGCGTCGAGGTCGGCTCGGCGCTGGTCTACGCCGCGATCCACCAGTTGTCCGGCGCGGGGACGAAGCGGCCCAATATTCCGGCGCGGCCCTATCTGGGCGTCTCGGATCAGGACGAGCAGGATCTGGCCGACGCGGTCGAGACGTTCTGGACGCGCAGCCTTGGGGGCGTGGCATGAGCGATCCGGCGCTGCTGGCCGACCTGCCCGACCGCGTCGCCGACGCGATCCGCGCCGCGCTGCCGGGCTTGCGCGAAGTCGCCGCCCACGCCGGGCGGTTCGATCTGGACGAGCTGAAGGCGTTCACCGCGCGCGCCCCCGCCGTGCGGGTGGCGCTGCTGCGGGTCGATAAGGGCGTCGAGGTCTCCGGCCCGGCGATGCGGCGCGAGGCGCAGCTGGCGGCGTTCATCGTCACCCGCGACGCGCCCGCCCTGCCGCGCGACCGGGCGGCGGCGGCCATCGCGCAGGCGCTGCTGGCGCTGGCGGAGGGCGCCCGCTGGGGGTCGCCCGATCTGGGCCAGGCGCGGAGCGTCGCGGCGGAGAACCTCTACAGCGCCGGGGCGCGCGGCCAGGGCGTGAGCCTGTGGGCGGTGAGCTGGGCGCAGCCGCTGATGCTGGAGGCGGCGCCCGCGCCCGGCGTGCCGGTGGACCTCTACTACAGCTGGGCGCCCGAGATCGGCGCCGCCTTCGAGGCGGCCTACGACCTGGTGGGGGATGCGCCATGAGCCGGTTCCTGCTGGCGGAGCTGGACCGCAAGGCCGAGCAGGCGGTGCGCATCGGCCGCGTCGCCGCGCTGGACGCGGGCGCGGCGCGGGTGCGGGTGGCGATCGGCGATCTGACCACCGCCTGGCTGCCGTGGCTGGCGGCGCGCGCCGGGGCCGACCGCGCCTGGAGCGCGCCGGAGCCGGGCGAGCAGGTGGTGGTGCTGACCCCCGCCGGGCGCGGCGAGCAGGCGGTGGTGCTGGCGGGCCTGTATGCCGACGCCCACCCCGCGCCCGCCGACGCCGCAACGGTGCACCGCATGGTCTACGCCGACGGCGCGGTGATCGAGTATGACCGCGCCGCCCATGCGCTGCGCGCGCTGCTGCCCGGCGGCGGGACGGCGCGCATCGAGGCGCCCGGCGGCGTGACCATCGTCGGCGACGTGACCGTCACCGGGCGGATCGACGCCGCAGGCGACGTGACCGCAGGCGGCGGCGTGAGCCTGCTGGAGCATCGCCACACCAACGTCCAGACCGGCGGCGGCCTCAGCGGCCCGCCGCAGCAGTAGGGAGAGCGCAATGGCCGATTATATCGTCGAGAAGGACGGCTGGATCGCCGGGCGGCTGCGCCGCGCGGGCGACCGCCTGAGCCTGAGCGCGCGGGCGGCGAAATACGAGCATGTCCGCCCGGCAGGGGACGCCGCGCCCGTGATCGCGCCCGTGATCGCGCCCGTGATCGCGCCCGTGATCGCGCC